GCCCGCACCGGCCCGGCGGCGACCCCGCCCTGGCGCCGCAATGCCTGATCACCAGCCGGCAGGCCGCCCGCCTGCCGGCCTCCCTCCCTCGAACCAGGATCAGGTCATGGCTGCCCTTCCTCCGCCCGCATGTCCCACCGTCACCGCCATCTACGCGGCCTATGAGGCGGCGGCGGATAGCGGCTATCGCGCGCATCTCGGTGCCTCGCTGATCGGCACCGAATGCGAGCGGGCCATCTGGTATTCCTTCCGCTGGGCCACGCGGGCCCGGCACACCGGTCAGCTGCTGCGGCTGTTCGACACCGGCAATCTGGCCGAGGCCCGCTTCGTCGCGGACCTGAGGCGCATCGGCGTGACGGTCCTGGACCTGGATCCCGCGACCGGACGGCAGTGGAACCTGCGCGATGCCTCCGGCCACTTCGGCGGAAGCATGGACGCGGTGGCGATCGGTTTCCCGGAGGCGCCCGCCACCTGGCACGTCTGCGAGTTCAAGACCCACAGCGCGAAGTCCTTCGCCAAGCTGAAGGCCGAGGGCGTCGCCGCCTCCAAGCCGCTGCACTGGGCGCAGATGCAGGCGTACATGCAGCTCGCCGGCCTCGATCGGGCCTTCTATCTGGCGGTCTGCAAGGATACGGACGAGCTCTACCAGGAGCGCATCCGCCACGATGCCGAGGCGGGCCTGCGCATCCTGGCCAAGGCCGAGCGCATCATTGGCGGCGCGCGGCCACCGGCCCGTATCAGCCAGGATCCCGCCTGGTGGCAGTGCTGCTTCTGCGACCACCACGCCGTCTGCCATGCCGGCGCGGCGCCGGAGCGGCATTGCCGGTCCTGCCTGCATGCATCGCCGGTCCAGGGTGGCGACTGGCATTGCGCCCGGCACGCCGCCCCGCTCGGCCGGCGCGAGCAGGAGGCCGGTTGCGCGGCACATCTCTACCTGCCGGACTTCGTGGCCGCCGAGCAGATCGACGCCGGCGAGGATTGGGTCAGCTATCGGCTGCCGGACGGCACCGAATGGCGTGACGGCGTGCCCGCCGCGGCGCGGCCGGACATTGTCTCGCACCTGCCATGCCGGATCTGTCGCGCCACGATCTATCGGGTCGGGCCCGGCAAGGGGCCGCACATCGCCGAGCTGATCTGCACCGGCTGCGAGACAGGCGGGCGCTGGCTCAGCAAGGTCGACGCCGTGGCGATGGGGGTGGCGGCATGACCCTCTCCCTCCGCCCGTACCAGCGCAACGCCATCGAGGCGCTCTACGACTACTTCTCGGCCAGCAGCGGCAATCCGCTGGTCGTCATGCCGACCGGCACAGGAAAAAGCCTGTGCATCGCCGGCTTCACGCGTGAGGCGATCGCCGCCTATGGCGACACCCGCGTTCTGATCCTCACCCACGTGAAGGAGTTGATCCAGCAGAACTTCATGGCGCTGCTGCGCGCCTGGCCCGAGGCGCCGGCCGGCATCTACTCGGCCGGCCTGTCCCGCCGCGACATCCACGCGCAGATCCTGTTCGCCGGCATCCAGTCCATCCACCGCCATGCGCGGCAGGTGCAACGTTGCGACCTCGTGCTGATCGATGAGGCGCACCTGCTCGGCCGTGGCGACAGCGGCATGTACCGCTCCTTCCTGACGCAGCTCAACGAGATCAACGCGGGCCTGCTGAAGGTCGTCGGCTTCACGGCCACGCCCTATCGGCTCGACAGCGGCATGCTGCACGAGGGGAAGGACCGGCTCTTCACCGACATCGCGTTCCAGGTGCCGGTGCTGGAGATGATCCAGCAGGGCTATCTCTGCTCCGTTGTCCCGAAGCAGACCTCGACCCAGCTCGACGTCGGCGGCGTCGGCACGCGCGGCGGGGAATTCATCGCCAAGGACCTCGAGGCCGCGGTGGACCGCGACGAGGTCACCCGCGCCGCTGTGGCCGAGATCGTCCAGCACGGCGAAGGCCGCGGCTCCTGGCTGGTGTTCTGCTCGGGCGTCGCTCACGCCCGCCATGTCCGAGACGCCATCCGCGAGCATGGCATCTCCGCCGAGACGGTCACCGGCGACACGCCGGCGCCGGAGCGCGACGGCATCCTGGCGGCGTTCAAGGCGGGGCGGCTGCGGTGCGTCACCAACGCCAATGTCCTCACCACCGGCTTCGACGCGCCGGGCACCGACCTTATCGCACTCCTGCGCCCCACGAAGAGTGTGGGCCTCTACGTCCAGATGGTCGGCCGCGGCACACGCCTGGCCGAGGGCAAGGATGACTGCCTCGTGCTGGACTTCGCCGGTAACACGGCGCGGCACGGCCCGATCGACACCGTGGATGGGCGAAAGAAGGAACCCGCCGGCGACGGCGAGGCACCGATCAAGGTCTGCCCGGAATGCCAGACCATCAACCACGCCAGCGCGCGGCACTGCATCGAGTGTGACCATGAGTTCCCGCCGCCGGTCGTGAAGGTGGCGCCGCAGGCGGCGTCGAACGCGCTGCTCTCGACGCAGATCCAGGCGGCCTGGTGCGACGTCACCGGCATCACCTATGCGCGCCACGACAAGCCCGGGAAGCCGGCGTCGCTGCGCGTCACCTACGAATGCGGCCTCGCGCGTCACAGCGAATGGGTGTGCTTCGAGCACATCGGCTTCCCGCGCGACAAGGCGGTGGGCTGGTGGCGGCGCCGCGCCGGCAATCTGCCGCCCCCGGTGACGGTCGATGAGGCGCTGGCACAGCTCGACCAGCTGCGCCGTCCCATCGCGATCCAGGTGCGGCCGGCCGGCCAGTACACCGAGATCGCCGCGGCGAGGTTCGTGTGAGATGCGCAGCCTGTCGCCTCCGCACCGCCCGCGGCTTCGGCTGGTTCGATCCGCGGGTGCGAACCAGCGAACCGCTGCCGGCCTGTTCCATGCGCTGCATGAACGCGCTCTGCCGGAGGTGGGGCATGGTTGATCCCGACGAGCACGAGATTGCCGCGATCGCGGCGGCTAGCCCCATGGCGGGCGAATACCTGGAGAGCATCGGCAAGACCGATCTCGCGGTGCTGACCGAGGCCGAGTGGCTGACGCTGCTGGAGGTGGTCATCACCGCTTACCAGGACGAGCTTGCGCGCCAGCTGGATCAGGGTCGCCATCCGGCGCCACCGCTCGCTGCGGGTGGCCGCCCATGAGCGACGTCACCTCGGCCCGGGAGGTCGCGCGCCGGCTCGGCATTTCGCACACCGCGATCCAGAAGGCTGAACGCGCCGGGCGGATCGCGCGTGAGCCGAGTGGCGCCTGGGACATCGACAAGGTCCGGGCCGGCCTCGCGACCAAGAGCGCTCCGGCGCCGCGCAAGCCGTATCGTCCACGCGCCAAGCAGCCGCCCTGGGCCAGGGCTGCGCACCATCTCGGCGAGCTCGCGTCGGATATTCGCGGCCCCGCACGCGGGATCCACGCCGAGTTGGAGCGGGCGCGCCAGGCGCTCGAACGCGCCGCACGCCAGATGGCCGCCCTCTATCCCGAAATCCTGCGCCTGGAGCGCGCCTGCGACGCAGCCATTGCCGCACAGGAGCGTGGCAGCGAATGACGGATGCTCCCTCCTTCATGGCCGATTACGGCGAGCGCCTGGTCGACAACGGCTATTCCGTCATCCCGATCATGCCGGGCACCAAGGTGCCAGGGCGCTTCACCGGCGGGGAGTGGTCGCCCTATCCCGACTGGGCGCGGCACTGCGACCGGCCGACGAAGCCCTTCGAGGTGGACATCTGGCGCCGCTGGCCGGGCTGCGGCGTGGGCATCGCCACCGGCGCCGTGGTGGGTATCGACATCGACATCCTGGACGGCGCGCTGGCCATCCAGATCGCCGAGCTCGCCACCTCCATGCTGGGCGACACCCCCTGCCTGCGCATCGGCCGCGCCCCGAAGCGGCTGCTGGTCTATCGCGCCGCGGCGCCCTTCGCCGGCCGCAAGCGCCATCCCCTCGAGCTGCTGGCGCGCGGTCAGCAATTCGTCGCCTATGCCGTGCACCCCGACACCGGCCGCCCCTACGAGTGGCCGGAGGACAGCCTGGTGGAGCTTCCGCTGTCCCGCCTGCCGGTCGTGGACGAGGCCGGCTGCACGGCCTTCCTGGACGCTGCCTGGCAGCTCGTCCCCGACGAGGTCAGGGTCAACTCGATCCTCGCGGACGCACCGACCAGCACCTGGCGCGGTCCCAGCGACCCGAAGGGCACCCGAGACGCCATCGCCGCGGCGCTGGCTTGGCTGCCGAACGACGACCTGCCGGGCAACGAGTGGATCACCGTCGGCGCCGCCATCAAGGCCGCTATCGGCGAGGAGGGGCGCGACCTCTGGCTCGACTGGTCTCGGCGGTCCGGGAAGTCGGGCCAGTCCGGCCGCTCCGACACCCCCGAGCGGCGCTGGGCCTCGCTGCGGCCGCACAGCGTCGGCGCGGGGAAGATCTACTGGCTGGCCGAGCAGCGCGGCTGGGTGCCGGATCCCGCCCTGACGCTGAACGGCACGGCGGCGGAGCAGGCGACCCAGCCGCATCCCGCGGCGGGCCTGCTGGCGAAGGTCGCGGTCGCGCCGCTGCCGATCGCGCCGCCGCCGAAGCCCTATCGCGTCCCGCCCGAGCTGTTGCAGGTGGACGGCGTGCTGCGGCTTTTCGTCGACTACGCGACCGCCAGCGCCGTCAGCCCGCAGCCCTTCCTCTCGCTGGGTGCCGCCATCTGCCTGGTCGGCGCCATTGCCGGCCGCCGGTATCGCACGCCGACCGACCTGCGCAGCAACGTCTACGCCATCGGCATCGCCGACAGCGGCGGCGGGAAGGACCACGCCCGGCGATGCGCGAAGCGCGCGGTCTACGCCGCAGGCCTCGACCGATACCTTGGCGGCGAGGATCTCGCCTCCTCGGCGGGGCTGCTCACCTCGCTGCAGCGCCATCCGGCCCGGCTGTTCCAAGTGGACGAATTCGGCCAGTTCCTGAAGCTGGTCCTGAACCAGCGTGCGCTGGCGCATAAGGCGGCCATCTGGTCAGAACTGACCAAGCTCTACACCTCGGCTGCCGAGCCCTACATCGGCGCCGAGTACGCCGACCAGAAAGCGCGGCCGCGCGTCACCATCGAGCAGCCCTGCGCCTGCATCTGGGGCGTCACGGTGCCGGGGCCGCTCTGGACCGCCCTGGAAGGTGGCGCGCTGGCGGACGGCTCCATCGCGCGCTTCCTGGTCTTCCTGACAGACGACGACTACCCGGAGCGCAATGAGACGCCGGCGCCGATGGACCCGCCGCCCGCACTGGTGTCCGCCCTGCAGGGGATCGCCCGCGGCGTGCCCGGCCACAGCCACGGCGGCAACATCGCCGATGCCATGGAATCCTCGGCGCCGATCCACGCCTACACGGTGCCGCTCAGCCCCGACGCCGAGGCGGCCATGGCGCGCGTCCGCCGCGAAGCAACCGACCTCCTGCGCTCGCACCGTGGCACCTACGCCACCGCGCTCTTCGGCCGATACGCCGAGAACGCGGCGAAGCTGGCGATGATCGCCGCCGTCAGTCGTGATCCTGCCCGGCCCATCACGGAGGCCCGCGACGTCACCTGGGCCTCGGCGTTGGTCGAGCACTGCATCGGCACGCTGCTGCGCGAAGCCGAGCGTCTCGTCGCCGACACGCCCGCGCATTCCCGCATCAAGAAGGTCCTCGAGGTCATCCGCAAGGCCGGCCGGATCAGCCGCAGCGCCTTCGTCCGGAAGACGCAGTTCCTCTCGAAGGCCGAGCGTGAGGACGCCATCGCCACGCTGCTCGACAGCAAGCAGATCGCGATCGAGGTCACGCAGAACGCGTCGGGTCCGGGCACCAGCTGGATCATCGCCACCGAACCGCAGGAGGGCTTGAAGAGTGATGCTGCATGACGCGCGCAAACCCGCAGAAAACGGGACTCTTCAACAATTCA